AACCTCTAATTTAATTAAACTTTACCGATTACTTCTTCAAATGAAACGCCAGTTCTGGTGGCAATAAATGTTAGACCAATGAAGTTAATTGACCTTGCAGGCTTAATGTATATATCTGCAATAAATTCATTTGAATCAATTACCGCAGCAGTATTATTTGTTTGATCACAAATAACAACATAATCTTGAATTCCTCTCTTAGCCTGAACATCACGGAGGAATGGTTCAACGATATTAACAAAGTTCGACCTAGTAATTTCATCGTTGAATTCAAATAACTGATCTTTGGCAGCAGCAGATATTGCATCCTCAAGGAAGATAAACAATCTTCTAACATTAATTCTATCAAATGCTGATGATTTAGCAAATCCAGTCTTATCACCAAATAGGATAATTCCCGATCCTGGTGAATGAATTACTGGATTGACTCTATTGGAATATAGAGCATCTCTTTGTAATTTTGTAGGATTGTATGGAAGTTTAATTGCATTTAAAATAGTTCCTCTATCTGTTCCTGCAGGTGAGAACCATGGGAAATCATTGATATCAGTTCTAGCACAACAACCAGCAATATCACCATTTAATGGGATATACCTAAACACATTATTAAATCTATCATATACGTACTTATATCCACTATCAAATACTGCATAAGATGAAGATGATATTGTACTATAATAATCAGTTATATTAGTTGTGATAGTAGCATCATCTTCAATTGTTGCTTTAGTATCATCATCAGTATCTGATATCATTGATGCTCTATAAGGAGAAATAAATGCAACGGCATCCATTCTTGCTTCTGCAACAGCAATTAATTTTTGAGCAATTGCCCTACAATGATCTTCACTATATTTTGCTGATCCCATAAGCAAGAAATCAACATCTACTGTAGTATCATTTTCAAATTTACCATAACCACCAATTACATCATCTACTCCAGAAGTAAGAGCACCAGCAACTGTAATGGTAGATATTCCACCATAACTTTTACCCTCAGTTAATAGTAGATCCTGTTTACCACATCCATCAAAGATAATTTGATCTGCATCTTGATCCCAATTACCATCAGCAAATTCAGTAAATCCTGAAGCACTATATCCAGTTGTTGTAATACCAATCTGACTACCATCTCCACCAAATATATAATCTGAATTTGTTTTTAACCATGTTCTCCAATAAGCTGGAGCACCCACAGAAAATTCAGCATCTTTTGCCTTAGAAAGATTTAAATGTTTTTCTAAAACTGTTCCTGCATTTCCAGTAACTGTTCCTAATGCATCAATTACTACAACATGCACTTCATCAAATCTACCACCTCTTGCAGCAGCATATTCTGAAGTTCCTGGTCTATCTGCAATCGTATTCCAATCGGCAGTATGTACAGTTGTTGATCCACCAATAGAAGTTTTAGATGTTGAATATGTTTGTTTATCAAACCAATCTATTGCAGCAGTAACATCTTTGGTTGCTGATTGACTAGCTGCATTTACATCATGAAAAAACGCAGTCTGAGATGTACCAAATTTATATGTACTATTATAGTCTTGTGAATATTCAGTTCCTGCTGCAGAAACGTGACTTATAAATTTAACATCAATAGTAGTACCAGTACCATCTACTTTAGTAATTTTTCCTTTAAAGTGACCATCAAGTACTTCAGTTACACCAGCACCAACTTGTCGTACTAGATTACTTGGTACAGTTTGAGTTATCCCAGAACCAACTTTTAAAGAAGCTTCTGCTGAAGCTAATGTTAATGTTTGATCTGCAATACCATCAATAATTGCAACCCTAATACCATTTGCCCAAACTCCTGGGTTTTTTCCAACAACAGTCTTACCAGTAATTACATTTTCATCATATCCCAATTCCTCATAATGATCAATACTTTTAACTTTAACACTACTTGCTGTTCCCACATATGAATTGTAAATAGACTGATCATCAGCTCTAATTACACTCAACTGTCCACCATATGCCAAATATGATGATGCAACTAACCAATCCTCATACTGTTTATCGGTTGTATATGGTTTACCAAATGTATTAACAAGATCATTTTCAGTAGGAATTTGTGTTGGAACCTCTATGGGTCCTTTTTCAAAGGATCCCACAATTCCTCCAATTTTATCTGTAGTTGCATCAACCCTTCCTATGGTTAAATCAACTTCTCTTACCAGAATTCCAGGAGATGCTAAATTTAAAGGCATCTTTTCTTTCCTCGCAGTCCAAATTTATTCTAAAAATATTTATTAAAAAGGGTATTTTCAATGGGGAAACAGTGCATGAACAACTACCAATCTGGATATTTCCAATCTTCAAAAGGTTTATCTTTCTTTCTATTAGTAATAATTCTTCTTATAGTACAAGATTTGCATTCATAAGAATATGATGAAGGTAAAGGTTTTCTTTTTTTACGTATTAAATAAAATCCATCAAGCAAATCTTTTATTTCTCCACAAACTCTACATTTTCTTTCATAAAATAGTAAATGATCTAAATTTACTTGATCAGTAATTTCCACTTACATATAATCCCACATATAAGAACGATCACCATATTCATCAACATTCCATCTATCACCATCCTTATCAACAAAACTAGTTTCCTCTAATCCTGTTTCAATAAAACCAAATGGAGCCATATCTTGTTCAATGGCATTTTTTTGCTCTTCATATAACCTTTTACGAATATCATTATCAGTCATTTCTTTAAAATAATCTTGAGCAACAAGCCATGCAAATATAACCAGACACATTGCTAAATCATCATTGCATCCTTCTTCTGCCTCAAACGAATTATGTTTTTGGGCAAATGTAGTTAACTCTGAAATGATATCATAATCACAAGTTAATATTTTATCATCCTCCAACATAGTTTTTAAATTACTACAACCCAACTTTTTAACTGCTGCAGTCATTCTTACACCAAGTTGTGTTTTCTTGCCCGAAAAACCTTGCCCAACTACTTGACCATTTCTTCCTCTCATAGATGCCATAAGAAGATTTTCATATTCCAAATCAAATTGAAGAATAGTTGCTACTTGATCACCAATATCATTAACCTCTATTAGAATATATGCTTCATTAAATGCTTTTGCAACATCAAGAATGATGTTTGGGAATAGCATTGGTTTGATTTCATTATTCCTATATTTTCCAACAACTCTATATGGAAATTCAGTAACATCAGCAACAATAAATGCAGAGTAATCATTACCCAAACCCCTTGCCACATCAACAGTCATTACATAATTGTGATCTTTTATTGGTTGTTCATATAAATCCAATCCAGCATTTCTCTGTATTGGTTCTTCATATACTAAATTTCTTAATTTTGAAGCATTAATGAGAGTATTAACAGAACCTAAGAATTCACATTCAAACTCAATCTTAAACTGTTGTTCAGATGTGTTTGCAATCGTTTGTCTCTTCCATTCAGAATCCCTACCAGGAACTTGAGACCAATGAACATCAGTTGGTACATAATCATTTTTACCTTTTTCTGCATCATGCCAATACCTATAAAAATGGTTCATTCCATGAGGAGTAGATACCATTATTACTTTCGTTGTTTTACCAGAAGTAATAGTAGGATAAACAGAACTAAAGAAATCTTCTGCAATGTGATTTGGGACGAATGCAAACTCATCAAGAAATAGTATGTTAAATGACATACCACGAACAGCACTAGCAGACGTAGAAGCAGCCAGTATCTTTGATCCATTCTCCAGTTCCAAACTACCTTTGTTCCAAGCAATTATACCTTGCTGCATCCACTTGGGTAAGTTTTCATATGCAGTTTGCAATCTACCTAATAAGTCTCTAGCAGTTGCTGCTTTGTTTGCAAGAATACCTATATTCACACTATCATTAAAAACACAGTAATGTAAAAGATATGCTACAGACGTAGTAGACTTACCAGTCTGTCTAGGCATCTTACATATATTAAATCTATTATCGTGGAAATTATTAATTAACTTCTGCTGAAAATCATATGGTTTAA